CGGACCTGTTCTGGAAACAGTGACACGTCTGGAAAGCTGGCCCCATGATGTTGCAGCCATTCCGAAACCGTCAACACCGCTGTTTTTTTGTCGATCGTTGCACAATCACTTAGGCCAAGCCATAGCAGTTCCGCACGCCGTTCCTTTGTTATGGTCATCCGCGTGACCCCAGCAAATAATCGGACAACGCAGATATAGTGGCGTAGCGCGGGCTGGACTGCTTGCCGTCGCGGATGTCTGCAATTGTTTTAACAGACAGGCCCGTGGCCGCCGCGACCTTTATCAACACACGATCTTGTAGCTTCGCTTTTATTTCATCTAGATATAGCATATTGCACCTTTGTTTGCTGTATTTCTTAAATTAGGTATTGCACATGACTGGCATAAAGTGCAATACCTGATTTGCGGGATAAAAGTGCGAACCCGCCGCACGGGCCAATGCGCCAAACAAAGGAAAACAAAGTGAGTATATTAGATCAGGCAACAGTGCCGACATCGGGACCGCAAGTTATATCAATCTGCGGTGATGCGGGTACGGGCAAAAGCAGCCTTGCAGCATCATTCCCCAAGCCCATCTTTATCCGCGCTGAGGATGGTGTGGCGCGTATCCCCGCATCATTTCGCCCAAGCGCTTTGCCACTGATTGAAAATTCCGATCAGCTTTGGGAACAAATTATCGCATTATTACGCGAAGAACACGATTACAAAACAGTCGTTTTTGACACCGTGTCTGCGTTAGATCGTATATTTGTGCAAGACGTGCTGAAAAGCGACCCAAAAGCAAAGGCGCTCAATTCGTGCCTTGGTGGTTATGGTGCAGGCTTTAACGCGCTGTCATCAATGCATCAGCGGGTTCGCAAGGCCGCAGAACATTTGCGCCAAAAACGCGGAATGAATGTTGTGTTTATTGCCCACGCAGAAATCGGCAACGTGTCACCGCCCGACGGTGAAGATTATTCGCGCTATTCTTTGCGGATGACGCATCATAAATCGTTGCCACCATATATTGACGACGTAGACGCCGTTGGTTTCTTGCGTCAACAGATGGTTGTCAAAGGCGACGAAGGTGAGCGCAAGCGCGCAATCAGCATGGACGGGCGCGAACTGGTTTGCCACTTAACAGCAAACAACGTGTCAAAAAACGCATATGGAATTACGCAGCCTGTGCCTGTCAAGTTGGGTGTCAACCCGCTTGCCGCGTTTATTCCGACAGGCGACCCGCATTCCGGCTTTGCCGCGGCAGATCAAGACACAGCCGAAACCACAACCGAAACCGAAACACACAACGAGGAAACAACACAATGAGTTTTTGGGATTTATCAGACGGTCAAACCGCAGCCGATACATCAAAAGAATACGAGATCCCCGGCGGATCAATGGAACCAATCCCGAATAATTCGGACGTGCTGGCAATCATTGACCAAGCGAAATGGGCCAACAAAGACAAAGACGACAAAAGCAGCCCTGCATATATTGAATTGCGCTGGTCCGTCATGGCCCCCGAAGCCGTTAAAGGTCGCAAGGTGTTTCATAAATTGTGGGTAACTGATTTTGATCCAAACGCCAAAGACGACACAAAGGCCAAGGCCAAGCGCGACAAAGCGCGGCGGATGCTGGCAGCCATTGACGCAAACGCGGGCGGCAACCTTACCCGCACCGGCGAACAGCCGACAGACGAAACCTTGACGCTGCACCTTTCTAACAAACCAATGGTCGTCAAGTTAATGGTCTGGTCAATGAAAGGCAGCGACGGATCTGACATGGCGGGGAATTGGGTCAGCGCGGTTTCGCCGTCCGACAAGCCTTTGCATATCAGCAACGAGCCTTTGCCCAAGACAAGCCAAGCGCCTGCAAGCGGCGGCGGTGGCGGCACATATGGCGGCGGGTCGTCTGTTGATGACGATTCCATCCCGTTTTAGGTTTAACGCAACAAAACCAGCGGCGCACAATTAACGCGCCGTTGGTCAACAGCAACAAAGGAAAACAAAATGACACGCGAAGAAATGGACACGATATTAAACGCAGCTTTTGCAAAAGTATTCGGGGACAAGTGGTGATGGAACAGCGGACACCTGAATGGTTTGCGGCGCGAACCGGGCGGATTACGGCAAGCGGGGCTGGAGCATTGCTTGGTCTGTCACCGCATACAAGCGATGCGGACGGGTTTCGCAGCCTTGTTAGGTCAATGCACGGGATGCCGTCGGAATTTGTGGGCAACGTCGCAACGGAATACGGCACATTTCACGAAGCCGGTGCGCTTGTGGAGTACGAAATGAAAACGGGGAACGAGGTAACGCAACTAGCCTTTGCGCCATATGCGGACTGGTTAGGCGCGTCGCCTGACGGGTTGATAAATAGCGAATGGGGAATGCTTGAGATAAAATGCCCATTTGGCAAGCGCAACGAAAACCCGCCCATTTTTAAGTCTATTAACGATCAGCCCCACTATTATGCACAGATGCAAATCCAGATGTTTTGCACGGGCCGCGATTTTTGCGATTTTTATCAATGGTCGCCACATGGCACGATGACAGAACGTGTTTGGCACAAGATGGAGTGGCTTGATAAAAACATACCAATTCTGCGGGAAATATGGGAACGCGCCAAAGCCGCCGATCCTGCCGACTTTGTGGGGCCAAAGCGTCAAGAATACGACACGCCCGAAGCTGCCAAGCTGGTCACGGAATATGACGAACTGTCGGAAGCGATCGACAACGCCAGCGCACGCAAAAAGGACATTATTGCCCGCATGGTTGAAATGTCTGGCAAGCGTGACGCGGTTATAGGCGGGCGCAACCTTACCCTTGTGAAGCGCAAGGGGTCCGTGTCGTATGCAAAAGCGATTGGCGTGTTGTTGCCCGATGCGGATCTTGAGCAATGGCGTGGCAAGGCAAGCGAGGGGTGGCAGTTGAAATGAGAAAAGTGAAAAACAAAGGAATAGCTCTATGATGCCAGATATCACAACCTCGATGCCCTCAAGAAAGGGCATGAAAGTCGTTTTCTTAAACGTATTTATGCCAGTTGAAATGATTGGTCAGGGCAAGGAATGGGACATTCTTGCAAGAATAGGAAGGGGAGATGAATGTAACACTACGTTTGCAATTTCCTTAGCGTTCACAGCGTCTGAGAATAAAATGGTTAAAATGTTTAAGGGACACGAACCTGAGTCAAAGTATAGGGTTGAGGGGGTCTTTGGGGAAATGGAAGCAAGCGCATCTGGAAGCGAACAATTTAGAAGGGTTTGGTGCAAAACTTCAGGCGTTTCTAGGATGAGTTGAAGTAATGACCCAAGAGGCCCGCGCAAACGATGCTGCGAACAAGATCATCGCGGAATTGATTGCGGCACAAACAGCGGATGAGTGTGAAGCGGTTGCAGAACGACACGCCGCCGTTTTTGCCCGCTTGCAAGCGGTTCACCCTGTCCGGGCTTTGCACATTATTAACCTAGCGGGCCTGCGAAAGCGTGATTTTACGCGGGCCGCGCGGGACGCAACACAGCAACAAAGAAAACAGCAAGAGGATTTATTTCGATGAAAAACCCATGGCAGCGACACGTTAAGATTGGCGACTGTGATTTGTATCTTGGCAACTGCCTTGAGGTAATGCCCTCGCTTGGGAAGGTTGACGCTGTTGTTACTGATCCGCCGTATGGGTTGGGAAAATCGTGGGGAAAATCTGCTGGTTGGCAAGGGTCTTGCGGCAAGGGTCGCTTGTGGCAAGGCATGCCAGAATGGGACTCTATAGCTGCTGACCTTTCATCCCTGCCGATCGGCTTGCCTTCAATTGTTTGGGGCGGAAACTACTTTGAAGGATTGCCGCCCCAAAAGGGCTGGTTGATATGGGACAAAGAAGCGGCAATGGTTCAGGCTCAAGCAGAATTGGCGTGGACAAACTGCGCGCCTACCGTCCGGATATTTCGAGACAGCCCATTAGGTGTTTTTGGAAACGGCGGGAAAAACAGAGAATTAAAACAACACCCCACCCAAAAACCCATCGCCCTCATGGTGTGGTGCCTTGGCTTCCTCCCCAACGCCGAAACAATCCTTGACCCATTCATGGGCAGCGGCACAACCTTAGTCGCCTGCGCCAAACTGGGTCGCAAGGGGATTGGGATTGAAATGGACCCCGACTATTTCGAGATTGCGTGCAAGCGCGTCCAAGCTGCATACGACCAGCCCGACCTGTTCGTTGCACCTCCAACGAAACCCACACAAGATGGATTTGACCTATGACCCTGCGGACATACCAACAGGACGCGCATGACGCGGCGTGGCTGCATATGCGGACCAGCGTTGACCCTTGCTTGATCGAGGCGGCAACGGGCGCGGGCAAAAGCCACGTCATCGCGGCGCTGGCGCAAACAGTTCACGGCGCGACAGGCAAAAAGGTACTTTGCCTTGCTCCGTCTGCCGAACTGGTCACGCAAAACCGCCAAAAATACACAGCCAGCGGCCATAAAGCCAGCATGTTTAGCGCAAGCGCGGGCGCAAAAGACCTGCGACACAACGTGGTTTTTGGTTCGCCATTGACCGTAAAAAACAGGATTAGCCGGTTTCAATCAGGCTATGCCGCGGTTGTTATTGACGAAGCGCACGGCTTAACGCCGACCATTAAAGGCATCATTGACGCAATGCGCGACGGCAACCCGATGTTGCGCGTGATCGGCCTGACAGCAACGCCCTACCGCCTTGGCAGTGGTTACATCTTTCGCCAGTGGCCGGACGGCAAGGTCAACAGCGACGAAACAACCCGCGACCCATACTTTCCGATTCTAGTTGACCGGATCACAGCGCCTGAACTGATTGACCTTGGCTTTCTGACAAAGCCCGTGCTTGGATCCGCGGGGACCGAAGGTTATGACACTGCCAGCCTGACAGCCAATGGGCAAGGCAAATTTGACAGCCAAGCCGTTGACCGCGCATATCACGGACACGGGCGCAAAACGGCGGCGATTGTTGCGGATGTTGTCGCGCAGTCTGCAAGCCGCAACGGTGTGATGTTTTTTGCCGCAACGGTCCAGCACGCTAAAGAGGTCATGGCGTCATTGCCGCCGAGCTTGTCTGCGCTTGTGACGGGCGAAACGCCAGCAAGCGAACGCAAGCGGATCTTGTCAGCGTTCAAGGCGCGCACAACAAAATATCTGGTCAACGTGTCCGTGTTGACGGTCGGATTTGACGCACCGCACGTTGATGTGATTGCGATCTTGCGCAAGACGGAAAGCGTCGGGTTGTTGCAACAGATCATTGGGCGTGGGCTGCGCTTAAATACAAACAAGCCGGATTGCTTGGTGCTGGATTACACGACAAACATCGAGGACCATTGCCCAGATGGTGATTTGTTTGCACCAGAAATCAAGGCGGGCAACGCGGCTGGCGAAGGTAATGCCCCAGCGGTTTGCCCAACGTGCAGCTATGAAAACAGGTTTTCGACCAACATTAAATATGTGGACTATGACAAAGACGTGGCGGGCTACTGTCTGGATCTGGACGGTAATCGGGTTATGACAGACTACGGCCCGCTGTCCGGTCATCATGGCCGACGGTGCTTGAACCAAGAAAAGACGGGGCCGCTTGGCACATATGAACGCTGCGGGTACCGCTGGACAAGCAAGGAATGCGTGTTTTGTGAGGCCGCCAACGACATCGCCGCGCGTTATTGCTGCGAGTGCAAAGCCGAAATTGTTGACCCTAACGAAAAATTGCAGATGGATTTTAAGCGCACCAAGCGCACCCCGACGGAAATGCAAACGGATGAAATTGTGTCGATGGTTGCGCGTGAGGGCGTTTCGCAGAAAGGCAACAAGACAGTGCGGGCGGATTTTGTCACGCCGTGGCGGTCGTTTTCAATATGGTTCAGCCCTGACAGCCATTACACAAAACAGCAAGGCCAGTGGATCGCATTCCAAAAAGCAACACAAGGCGGAGACCCAAAGACGATCACTTACCGCAAAGATGCGACCAGCGGCTTTTACAACGTCTATGGTTACGACAGGCCGCACGATGTCGAGCCGGATCATGTCGAGGTGATGAAATGAAACTAAATGACCTGCCCTTCCGTGTATATGGTGACACCAACTTTCGCAGTAAATGCGCAACGGAAAGCTTTGAACAGGTAACGTTCTTCAATCGATTGCGCACGCAATATCCCGACAGTTGGGGGCTGCTTGCCGTCCACCCGCGCAACGAACAGCAATTACGCGGGGGGCAGTTTGGCGGCATGTCAAAGCAGAAAGCCGAGGGCATGGCCCCCGGCGCGTCTGATATTATTATGCCCGGACGTGTGACGTTTGTTTGTGAATTAAAGCGCCGTGACCGCACAAAAAGCACGTGGCAGCCGGGACAGGTCGCATATCTAACAGCAGCGCATCAGGCGGGCGCGTTTGCCTGTGTGGCGCTGGGCTGCGATGCTGCGTGGCAAGCGTTTAACGATTGGCTTGCCACGCAGGGTTAAGCCGCGCTCTCTCCCTTTGTATAATCTTTGATAATCAACATACGCGTGTAGGTTGACGCGCCAACGCCCATAGCCGCGGCAGCGCGTTCCAGTTTTTCGCGGTCGTCGTCTGTCATAAGAACGTGCAACCGGTTTGTGAGTTTTTGTTTTGTGTTTTTCATATGCCCGTTATACAGCAACGCCAATTCTGCGCAACATATATTATGCGCATAAAAGGTGTTGACAGGGCGGGGTGGTTGCTAGATATAGGGCATAGAAGCAAACAAAGGAACCAGAACAATGACACACCAAGCCTATTTAGAACGCGCAAAGGCAATGCAGCCCGCGCTGCCCGCCGATGACATCGCGCACATTGAGAAGTACGGCAACAACCCAGACGTGACCATGCAGCAATATGGCCGCGTTGCAAATATCTACGCCGCGATCGACCGGGCGCGACCAAAGCCACCCGCGCCAGCTTATGACCACGAAGCCGAGTTGCGCAAAGATATGGAATTTCGCCGCGATATGGTCGAGACTGGAAATGGCCTTTACGAGCCGTTAAGCTGGGGGGTGCTGGTATGACTATCTGTGTTTCGGTTCACGGAATTAAGAAAGCCATTGTGCAAACGTTTCCTGACTTTAGCGAACCGTTTGACCTTGTTGAATCTATTTCATGGGATTCCAGTTCGTTTTCGATGCACCTCCCCTATGGCACAGGCCAAGCCGTAGCCGATGCAATCAACGCCGCAATTAAGCCGAAGGAAACCGAATGACCCTATACCACGCAACCATTGCCGCCGCTGTGTTCCTTGCAGCATACCTTGCCGTTGTCATGCCTTACGTGGCCTACCTATACGCAACGGGGGCCGTGTGATGGATATGCGGAATAAGATTGCAGATAATATGCGTGGCGGAATTAAGGGCCACGCATCTTTTGACGAGATAGCCGCCGGCATAATCGCAGCCCTGTCCGATATGATTGCGCCGTTGGTGTGGGTGGATGATAGGGTTGTTTGGGTATGGAGAAGCCTAGTGTACCCATATGCCGTTCGCAAAGAAGGCGATTGTTTTTTTATGGTGGATTATGACGGCATAACTTTGCTCGGAGCAGCGGGGGGTAAACATAAAACCCTAGAAGCAGCCAAAGCCGCAGCCAACGCCCACCACCGCGCCGCTATCATGGCAGCGTTTAACCAACCAAATGAACCAACATGAACGACGCTTGGAATGCCAGCTCTAATGACGTTGAAACTGCATCAATACTGGCAAGCGCATCACAACCTGACAGCAACCCAAAAACCGCGCTTGGTCAGGCAAAGCCAAGGTTAAGCGATACCCCTACTGAAAGCATAAAACAGCTTGGCCTTGTTCATTCGATGGGCGCGGCCAAGTATGGCGCATTTAACTGGCGCAAACACAACGTCTCTGCAACAGTTTACTATGATGCGGCAATGCGTCACCTTATGGCATATTTTGACGGTCAAGACTTGGACCCAGAAAGCGGATTGCCACACCTTGCGCACGTCATGGCTTGTGCCAGCATTTTAATTGACGCAAAGAAAAATGAAACCCTTAACGATAATAGGCCAAAAAATGAAGCTGGTAGTGTTAGAAAGCCCCTATGCGGGCAACGTCGCGGACAATGAAACCTATGCGCGGGCTTGCGTCCGTGACAGTTTGGAGCGCGGCGAGGCGCCGATCGCGTCGCACTTGCTTTATACGCAGCCCGGCGTACTTGACGACACAGACCCGGACGAAAGAGCGCAAGGCATCGCGTCCGGGCTGGCA